CGTCGTTGATGTCCACGAACGTCGCGGTCATCCCCGTTGCCGTCCAGTTGCTCGTCCCTGGAGTCCACGCCGATCCCGTGGACCCATTCTTGCAGACCACGTAGGCGAACGGTGCCAGCGTGTCCTTGATGGGCGGGAACTGCGGCGCGTACTGGTAGTTGTTGTTCGTGTCCAGGTCCACGGACGGCCCTTGCGCGGCCACCAAGTCGCCGGCGGCATTGCGACCCAAGATGAGCATACAGGCCTTGGATGCCGCAATCGACGTAAAGGCCGACCCGGTCGTGTGATCGGTCGAGGGAAACGCCTGATTGGTGAGGGCCGACCCTCGATAGGCTTTCCCCCTGATGGTGTACGGAACAACGCGGGACGTGGTTACGGTGGTGGTGGTCCCCGCCGATGACCCGGCCGCTTCGTTGGACCTTGTGAGAGGTGTGCCAAAATACTGATCCATGATCGTGTCCTTTCGCTAGATCGTGTTGAGTGGCTGCTCTTCGTGTGAGGATGGAGCCAGCCCAGGCCGGCCCCACCCTCTCACACCGTCAGTTCGACAGGGCGACGGAGGCAACGTACGCCACCGCCATCCAGCCGTTGTTTTCCCGCATAACCCCCTTCCACCACATCGCCCCGACGTACCCGCGCTGCCCGAACTGATCGGACTTGCTCGGCACGCCGGTCGGGAGGAAGGTCGGCTTGATCGAGTCCGTGCCGCGCACGGCGACATGGCTCCAAGCGTCCTCGGCCATGACGATGACCGGGTAGACATCGATGCTCGACCCGGAGGTCGAGACGAATCCGCTGCCACCCACGGAAGCCCCTGCATCCTGCTGCTCGACCAGTTCCGGGCTCAGAATGAACCGGAACCGCTGGCACTTGCCGACCTCGAACGGCAACGGCGTGCCCGAGGCGTATTCCACCGTCGGAGTGAATCCGGTCAGCCGGCGGATGTCCGGCTCCAGGTTCGTGTGCCCGAACACGAAATAGCCCGCCTCGACCGGGTCCGTCCCGTAGTCACCCGAGGCCTTGAGGATCTTCGTGACTTCCATCGCGTGGTTGGCTTGCAGGTTCCGCACGATGCGCTGGATCAGGTTGAGCGTCAGCCCCCCGTTCACCGTCGCGATGGACGTGCCGGTCCCACCGTAGAAGGTGTTCGTGCAGGCCTTCAGCTCTCCGTAGATGATCAGCTCGTTGACGAGCGTCACCCGCTCGCCCGTCTGCTTCGTCATCTCCTTGGGATAGTTGTCCTCGTAGAAATCCGAGGCCACATCCGTGTAGCCGAAGAGGCAGGCGTACTGCTGCATTACCACGGTCACATCCACCGGGGTAAGGCCTTCCGGGGTGGGCGTCACCCCTTCGGCCACCTGATGCGCCTGCACGACGGTCGCTGACCGATCACCGGTCCCGTCGATCTGCTGGGAGAACCGGTTTTGCGTGCTCGCGGTGGACGTGGTGGCCCCGTAGGGCAGGAACCGCCGCGCCACGTAGGTCTTGCTGTTGTTCTTCGGGAATTTCTCTGTCCGCCCGTGCTTCGAGAGCACTTCCCGGGGTTCTGCGTGTTTGAGAATACGGCCCTTGAACTTGCCGATCCGGGCCGCATTCCCGTCAAAGAGTTGCATGGACATTGTGAGGCTCCTTTGTCAGTGGAGGATCAGGCGTCCCTGTATCCCTCCTCGAATCCATCTTGTCCTGTTGGGGCAGTCGGCATACTGCCGCCAGCCCCCTTCGGTTGCACCGCTGCTTCCTTCCTGGCCCGCCGATCCGGCTCGGTCTTGTTAGGTTTGACCTCCGGTGGAACGGCTGTGGCTTTCTCGAATTTAGTGATCGCCGCGTTGAGAATCAGCGGCGATTCGGTGCTCTCAATCTTCTGCCGGTATGCTTCCGGTTGCGTGGCCAGCCATTGTCGGAACGGCGTATTGGGCGGAGGCTCCCCGTTTGGACCGCTGAGGCCGATGATCTGCCCCCAGTCCTCGCGGAGTGCCGACATTTCATCGGCGGCCTCCGATCGAACCGACCCTGGCTTGGTGGTTGCCGGACTCTCGGCTGGCTTCGGTTCCGTGGCGGTTGCCGTCCCGGCGACCTTTGCCTGCCCGAGTTTCTTGTTCAGCCCCTCCAGAATGCTATCCGCCAACTCTGGCCCAAACTCCTTGACCAGTGTGGGGAAATCATCCCGTGTCAGGGTCACTCCTTGCCCAGCCGGCGTTTCCGCCTGGATCTTCTTGATGGTGTCCTGCACGCTGCCCAGCCGGCCAAAGGTCTCGTCGAACTTCTGCTTCATCGCGGCCTTGAGCCCGTCCACTTCGCCCGCGGTCGCCATGAGCTTGTCGAGTTGATCCTTGGTGATCGTCGCCGGTTCTGCGTGTTCCTTTTGAGCGTCCTGCTTCGGCTGGTCTGGCTTGGGTGCAGGTTCCGCCTTCACCGGTTCCGTGGCCTTGGCCTGCGTGGGTGCGGGTGTAGGCGCTTCCGTCTGAGCCGGCGTGGTCGTCGGCTTACCGGGAGCATCGTCGGTATACGCCGCATTGAGGGCGTCGGCCTCTACCTTCACCTCATCCACTGGCGGCACCACGGCCTGGTCTAATACCGCTCCTGCTTCTGGCATGGGCTCCTCCTTATCGCTGGCCGTGTGGTCAGCGTGTGGGTCTAGCCGTCCTCTCCGGGCGGCGGTTCGACGATCGGCGCGTCCTGGTCAAAGGCCAGGGCACACTTCACTTCTGCAATCCGGCCAAGCAGTTCATTCCGCTCAGCCTCGGACATCCGGCCATCGTTTTGGGCGCGGAGTTCCGTGAGTCGTGTCTCGTAATGCTCCCGTATCCGCTTCCATAGCGGCTCGCTGCGCTCGTCGCGGCTAAGGAGTAAGGTCGTCATTTCTGAAACGCCTGCCCGTTCGGGGCGCGTCCGGGCGGCTCCGTCGGCGGAGTCGCTACCTGTGGCGCGGCCGTTGGGGTCCGTACCCCTGCCAGGTCCTTTTGGGTCCTGAGCTTCATCACCGTCTGCGCCAGGTCCGCCTTGACTTTGTCTTGGGCGATTCCGCGCCGGTTGCTGTAGTCGAGGACGGCGAGGTTAAACCGCTCTTCCAGTTCCTTCATGCGGGCCGTATGCTCATTCCGGGTGCGCTCGGTCTCTGCCTGGACGTAGGCGGTATCCCGGTCGGTGTCGATCCTAGCCAAGGCCTCGTCGAGTTGCAGCCGGCGTTCCTCCATCTGTGCATCCAGCCGAGCCACTTGCAGGTCAAAGTCTCGATCGAGCTGCCGATTCTTGGCGTCGGCTTCGGCCCTGATTAGGGCGGCTTGGACCTGTGGCGGGGGCGGCGGCGGCGTCTCTTCGAGCTTCTTCTGCTCCTCCTCGCTGTACTGGAAGTCCTTGGGATTTAGATGCTTCGACCTGAGCACCTGTTCTATCCATCGCTTAGGATCGATCCCGAACACGGGCGCCGCCTTCGAGACCAGCTCGCTCATGCCCTGGATCGTCTGGTCCTGAATGACCCGCTCGACCAGAGCCGAGGACCCGTGGGCATTGATCTGGAAGTCGCCCTTCTCGTCGTCCGGTACGTCCGGGTCGAGCATCAGCCACTCATACAAACTCCTGATCAGCGGCTCCGTCCCGAAATCGTCATAGTTGTTGGCGATGGCTCGGAGGAGCTGGTTGGCGTTGTTGTTCTGAATTTGCGTGGCGCCGAAGGTGTTCGGGGTCGTCGGGCCGGATTGCCCTTGCGTGATGAGCGGAATACTCGTCGATTCCTCCGCCAGCCGGAAGGCGAACTCGATGATCTTGAGCATCTGGGCGGTATCGTTAGGCACGGTAAACGCGCCGAACGCTTTGGTGACGTCGGCGGTGCCCTGCTTCGCCAGCCAGATTTTTTGGGCGTAGAGCAGCCACTCTTTGTCGGCGGGGTCCACCAGCTCCCGGTTGACGACAATCTGCGTACCTGCGCCCGCATTGTTGAGCATCGCCCGCACGGCAGCCTTGATGATCTTCTGCGCCGCGATCATCTGCTCACCCACCCCGATCCCCGCCCAGTAGTCGTCTCGCTCCAACCACGGGATCGCCTGGTAGGGGAACCGGCCGGAGTCCAGCATGTTCACGGAGGCGTAGACCGCCGTGTCGTTAATGAGCGTGACCACGGCATAGACATCCGCTTGCTCCTCCGGGATACCCACCAGCGCCTCGGGATTCATCAGCTCTAGCTCGTCGCGGGTGATCGTCCCGTGGAAATACCAGACCTCGAAGCGGTGGCGTTCATCCTGTTGGATGTCCTTGTTGGCATAGGTGTCCGTGGTTGCGTACTGCGGGCCCTGCGCCAGCACCAGGTCAATCAAGTCCTGGTGGTAGCCCTTGCGCTTCTTGAGGGCGCGGACCTGCTTGGGCGAGAACCGGTCCACCTCGAAGATGTAGTCGCCATCGTGGATGTTCTCCCCGCACGCGGGGTCCGGGTAGAGATCCCACGGCTTGATCCGCCGAACCGCCGGCTGCACCCTCTCGGAGAGCTGATACATGATGCGGTCTTTCGCCCCGTTCTGCCCCTTGAGCACAGACACCGACTGCCCTCTGACCCGCGAGGCAAACGGGCCCTTGAGCACGCCGACTCCATACGTGGCCATGTCGCGGATGACCCGCCGGGCTTCCTTGCGGTAGCCGCACTCGACGAGCCAGTCCTCGATGCGTCGCTCCGCCTTCTTCGCCTTCTCCTCCGCCAGCCGGTACGCCTCTTCGACCAGGTCCTTGGTCGTCAGGGGCACGCGGGGCGGCCACGTCTCCGGTTGGGGCTCCGGGGCTTGGCCAGCCGCCAGTCCAGTCATTTGTCTGGTTTCCTCTGGTGTGGCGGCTCGGTCCAGGAACATGCCGGGCACACTTCGGGATTCCACGGGCGTCAGATCGTCCTGCCCTTTCGCCAAGTCCGGGATCGGGGTCGGCGAAAAACTGAACGACTTGTCATCTGGCGAAATAATGCTCTCGCTGACCTTGGCCGCACCGGCATCGACATACCGCGAGGTCAGCGGCGGAAAGACCGTGGACCGACGGTGCGCCGACTGGCCTGGCTGATCGGCCACGACCGGCCCGTCCTTCGTCATCGGCTTGACCCATTTGTTCGCGCCAAAGGCGCCCTGATTCGCCTCGTCGCGGCCGATGTAGGCGTCCCGGCAGACCTCCCACACATCCTCAATCCCGCAGCCCCGCCGATGTGCGATCGCCTCCTTCCGCTTGTCGGCGATGGCCCGCCCAAACGCCTCCAGCCGCCGCTTGACGG